GAAGAATGAAGAAAAGTCGGAAGGAAAAGAAGAGGAAAGCAAAGCAGGAGATATAGGACTTCTTGATACACTACAACCAAGCAAGTTTACCTTTAGGGTTTTAGAACCTCAGACACTACTTGAACTTAGTGAAGATGAACGACGACGTTATCACGAATTTCAGAAAAAAGGTCTGAAGAATATCGAGGGTCATAGGATCGCCGCTGAACAGTATGAGAAATTAAGTAAAAGTTATTCGTACTTTGGTCAGGTAGCAGGCGATGGAAATTGTTTTTATCGATCAGCGGTCTTTTCATGGTTAGTAACGTGTTTTATGCAAGGAGATCAGGGTAGAGATGCTCTACAGAATTTCTCTGAACTTGTCCAAATAGTTTCCTCTAAAGAACTATGTAAAGATAACAAGATCTTTCAGGTGTCTCAAAGATACGTACTAGAAGCCTTCAAATCTTTTGGAGATAAAATATCTAAAGGTGGATTTTCTCCCGAAAAGGCATATAATCTAGTTGCCAAGGCAATAAATCAAGACTTCCGTCTGGATATTGCTTTAATGGCAGTGATCCGTTACATGGTTGGGCAATGGATGTTAGAAAATCAAGATACGGTACAAGTCCGATACTATTTTACCACAGGGATTGATGATCCTTCCATTCAAGTGGGAGACACTTATGATGACATGAATACTAAGTTAAGAGCATACATAGATAGCATGGTCCTTTCTCTTGGTCAAGATGCTGAGTTATTTGGGACAGTGTGTTTGGGGCCAGCGACGGGGATTATTCCGTTACAGCAACAAATAGATCGTCGGCCAATAGTACGCCCAGGACAAGAACCAAGAGACCCTCCTTTACCACCTAGTCAGTTAACAGATATAAGATTAATATGGGCACAGGCGGCGATAGCTGCACTTCCGACCCTTCGCGAATATAGACAGCTTCCACATGTAGATGACTTGGAACCAAATTCGTTCCTGATAAAAAGAGCGATTCAAGGCCATTATGACGCCCTCATTCCTAGAAAGAGTTCTGGAAAGGAGGGAGATGTGATTGAAGAAATACCATAAACTTAGTTACTTAAGAAATAAAGTTGACATATTCTACCAAGTAAATTATAAGATAAGAAATGGGGAACTACTATTGCAAGAAATGCGGAGTATGTGTTGATTACTACAATGACATTAATATTGATCGACCCTCATGCCGTGTAGTTTCTGAATATGAAAGATATCTTGGAATACAAGCTAATTGTCGACATGATTTCGTCTATCGCTCTTGGTTAAGCACGGCATGTGCATTATGTGAGAAATAAAAGTATGTATTAATACTACGTAGTATTAATATTTAGACATGATTATCACGTAGGTAGGTAATAATCTCCCACAATACCTTGCAATCGAACTCATTATATCGAGCGATATCTAGCATAATCTCGCTACTAGAGGGATCTGTACATGTATTATAACACTCCCACGCCTTCACCATAGCAGTCATACCAGAGTCGCAACTACTTCCTATACTAGCATTTATCATTCCATGACTCCTCATTGCCTTAGCAATATCCTTGAGACCAAACTTGAAACACCCTTTTACTACAATAGGCTCATACCTGAAAAGTTGATACATATCACACCATTTTATAGATTTCCAATTATCAGAGATGTGGTCTTTTCGGTCTTCGTTATTCTGGTCACATGCTAGATCAAATTGTCTATTTTCAGCAGAAGTCCAGAAGCGATTTTCAGCATGCCAATAATGTGCTCTAGGGGAACCCCTGTCATTCATAAACTTTGTAAATTGGTTCATTATGCGATACTCCTCATCATGAGTCGGAGCAGTACAAGTAAAATTACGATGTTTCCACTCTCCTTCTTCTTCCCAACCCACCCCGATCATGAAGATCATATTGGACTTTCTTTGCGTAGGAAGTTCTTCAAAACCAGAGAACATATCAGATAGTGTCTCGAAGTCAACAAACACCTCATTGCTTTTATCCTTCCACATATTAACATTGGTTTCTATCTTAACAGGCCAAAGTTTATCCTTAGTCTGGCGATTGATAGCCATGATCTTATCTATGATCGGCGCTCGTCTGCCATTAAGCTTCATAGCACCTGTGGTACATATATCGTCCTTCCAACTTGTAACTCCATTGGATAGTGCTGTATTACGATGTTTCACGCCAACATTCCATACACTGGTAATCTCTCCTATGTTTTCTGCAATTTTTCTTTTTTCTTTGTTCCACTCACCAGAGTCAATGCACATATTAGGATAGAGTTCCCTGCGAGAAGGGGGGTTAATCTTCCACGAAGAACCATGTTCTCTAACATCACGCACCCAGGATAGCGCTTTCCTGGTTTTAGATACATATGATGAATCTACTCCGTTATAATCAATCTTTCCTAGACGATCTAAACAACTGTAGCTTCTGTGTGTAATATTTTTGGATGTATACTTCCATCTGCGCCCTAGAATAAAAGCATACGGAGCAGTATAACCTTGTATTCTGCCAATAGCTTTAGTATATATTAAAGTTTGTGCTTTGTAGGCGGGATAGTGTCCAGAATTCAATAGATGAACACCGTCAGACCTTAGAGGAAGGGTTGAGAACTTAATATCTACTACTACATAATGATAATTACCACCTAAACGCGAAGCTTTATTTGTATACTCACCTGGCAATAAAGGATTGCGTTGCACAATATCTCCTAAGTGGTCGCTGCGGACTAGTAAGTCAATAATACCTTGGGTTCTGTTATAGTTATTACGTACAGGAACTGAATGAAGGATTGGGATACCTGCTTTCATTAGATCAATTGCCTTCTTGCATGATTCATCGGTTATGAAGTCCGACACAGTGACTATATTAATTCCTTGTGTATTCATATATCTAATCAGTTTAGACTCAAATTGTATACCTTGTTTCAAAATGAAGTTGGTAAAACCATGATTTGAGGAGTAGACTGGTGTACTACGAGTCCCCCTCCTACTCCTCGATCTCAACCAGTCCACCAGTGTATCATTCACCATATAATTATGTACATGTGTGGCCGATACTACTTGAGGTCTCTCCCGTTTTCGGGAAGAAAAAGGAATAGCTAGCCTCGGTCTCTTAGACCGGGTATTCTGATAGACGGTACTCACAATGCTGCGTTTCATTTTATTATTATGAATTTCATACTTTAACTGGGTTTTGCCATTACAAAGATTGCAGCTAATAAGCTAAGAATGAAGAGAATACCTATGATTGTCACACTCCTAAGTTTCATTTAATCTTATACAAATATTATTCTTTATCCATTAAAATGGAGTCTGTAAATGAACTATACGAAATACTTATTCTTTTCTTCTTGTTGGTTTTAGTCTTTTCACGGTCACTATCCTTTTTGAACCACTGAGTACGAAGTTTACTGTTGCGCATCACCGTAGCCATCATCCAAGCCATAACTTCCTTAGAAGGTATTACATCATTATTGCTATCATTTCCACCAATCTTGGAATACAAGGCTAAGATTTTCTGGTTGTATTGGTGATAAAAACACATTAGATCGTCGTATAAACGAATGTATGTACCAACTACATCCCAATCACACTTTTTCTTGGCGTGCTTTTTAGTAAATTCTCGACAGGAGGCAATAGCCATTATATCGCAAAGTTCTCCGATAAATGGAACATCTGTATACGCACCAACAGACCGCTCCAATTCAGGAATTTCATGATTAATACTTAACAAATCTTCAGTCTTTACAATGTCAGACATTTATATAACAGCTGTGACTCTCTTATATAATTTTGTAACATTAATCTACTTTTTTGGCATGAAAGACGTAGTAATTAGTACCACAGGTGCCAACGCAGCTGCAGCCCAGCACCAATAACTACCAAGAACCTGTCTTTTTCCTAATAACGCGGTACCAATAAAAGTAATTACAAAGAATAATACTATTACAGATGCCCTTGATAACGGTCTTACATAGCTTAATGCTACAACAACAGATATGAACATTGACAACGCATACCAAGAATGAGGATAAGGCCACTCCAACCTAGCAGAATTTTTCGTACATTCATCCTTATCTTCTGGAAGTTTGCACGCCTTAGTTATACCATTATTAACGTCTTTTTTCACTGCATAATTAATCATAACACCAATGTAAAATATTACTCCTATTGTGATAGGTATCCAATATATGGGGTTCTTACGAGACGCCCAATAAGCAATCAATACTCCTACTCCAATCGCTATGTTGTGAGACGGTAAGGTATACTTACCAAGAGTAGTACCAACTCGATTAAGGGTCTCGTTATTGGTATCGACTCCTCGCCAAATTATTACTTCTGATAGCTGCATTAGACCATAGGCTAACATCAGACAGCCGAGCACTGGTTGTTTAAGTCTCAGAGCGATCACACCACAAATAGTAACCACCACAAAACTTACGATAGAAGTTTGTATGTTATAGCACATTTATTATACAATATATTCTTTTTACATTCGGTTGCATTTTATCCAGTACGGAAACGAGCAATAGGTACCACCATTCTTTCCAACTCCTATAGTCCATCTATGACCGGTATCCGGATTTTTACATCTCAAAAATATCAAGTCACTAACAGGAAATTCCTTACTAAGCTTAGTTCTGCATAAAGGACACCTCGTATCATATTTAAGAGCTTTTCTCAAGCAACTAGTATGAAATACATGACAACAACATGTTACGATAACTCTAGGAGAATTTGACTCTATGTCTTGTTGACATACGGTGCAATAGTTGGAGATACTCATTTATTGTAATTATATGTTCACTTAGATCTGCTTAAACAGAAGCCCAAATTTCAAATAAATGGATGAACTTAGTTTTGAAAACTTAGATAAATTACTAATCGGTAGGGATTGTAAAATCATTCATCAAGTATGGTTCGGTATTATACCAGACCGAGATAAAGCAAAACAAGCTTTTGAAGGTCTTAAGAAGTACCGAGATAGCTGGATCACTAATAACCCTAACTGGACCTACGTGTGTTGGAATCTAGACAGATGCAGAGACCTAATGAAATATTACTACCCCCAACATATAGAGATGTACGACAAATACCCTTATCACATACAACGCTGTGATGCTGTTAGATACTTCATACTACACAGATACGGAGGTTTATACGCTGACATGGATTATTACTGTAATCGTCCATGGGAGGACGTTTTAACTAATTACCCAAAAGATATATATCTAGTGGAGACCCCCAATAAGATTTACAATGATGTACACATTTCTAATTCTCTAATGTATTCTAGAGCAGGACATGTCTTTTGGAGTAAAATATTCATAGAACTCGAGATGTACAAGAAACCACCTATGTATTACAGTCGTCATGTGGCTATAATGTTTACAACAGGACCAGGAATACTTAACAGAGTCTTCAATAAGTATAAAAATAGATACAAACTTAATCATTATCCATACAAGCTATTCCATCCTTACGGTCTTACCTCAGAAATAATATTTCTTAATTGCGATCCTAACATCTACGCCGTTCATTTAGGAAAGGGATCTTGGGAAAAGAGCGATAGTTCTATACTGATTTTCTTGTTTCAAGAATATAAGATCCTCTTGTTTTCTATAATAATTTTAGTGGTACCATCCCTGATTTATTACGTGGTAATGAAAAATAGAAAGAGCTTACTTAAGAACTAACTTGCATCAAAATAAAAAATGATAAGCTACGAAGATAACACCATAGAATTTAGACGCATTTGTAAAGAAGTACGTAATCTGCGTGCTCTTCCTACCAATGACGAGCTACTACAACTGTACGGCTTGTACAAACAAGCCACCATAGGAAATAATGAAACCTCTGAGCCCTGGAGTATTAATATTAAAGCTAAGGCTAAATGGTCTGCTTGGAAGTCGTATGAAGGTACAGATAAGGCGACCGCCCGCGCAGACTACATAACACTAGTTAATACCTTGAAAGAAAGAATAGGAGTTACACAGTGAATTTATTTCGTTTAAAATACTCTTTCTTTTCGCGCATAAGTGTACGAACTTGTATCAAGGTAGACATTGGATCTAATACTTGAAAGGATGAACCTACATACACGTTAAAATTTTGCTCGGGTATGGAACAGTTATCTTCATATACGTTATCTATTACCAACGGAGTTACTGTAACACCAAGATCTTTAGCCATGTTAAATGCTCCCTTCCAGAGATTACCTACAGATCTTCCGTATCTACGCTCTTTATTCTCAACGTAAATTATAACATGGCTATCTTTTAGTCTTTCCTTGACAATCTCTTTTACTGCGCTATATCTTCCCCCCTTCTTAGTCGGAATATAACAACACTCAGTGTCTGGGTAAACCATACTCATCCACTTTTTAGCTGATCCTGAAGCCAGTAAACACGTACTTCCTGGAATTAATACAGGTACTAGATACTCTAGCAGAGTTACAGGGTAAGTAGTTACTAATATACTAGGTTTAGACGGAATATCTTCAAAGTTAGCATGGAATCTAAAGTTATTTTTAAATATACCTCCAGCTATATTGCGGTAACTGATGTGACCTTGTCCAATAATTATTTTACATACTAATTCTATGAGTTTTTGTGCTATCAAGATAGATTTATACATACTAAACACTAGTGTTGCTAAAATAATAGTACGAGTGCGTTTACTGACAGGCAAGATAGCTACAATGACCAGAATGATAATCTGTATTATCAAAGTGTAAAGCATTACTTTGATAACAATAAAAAGGTCTCTTAGATGGGTGTAGAATAGACCTTTCTGTCATGATACATATTGATGTAGTTAGATTTCTTCTTGAGATTGCGCAGATAAGACCATAGACAATGCTTCTTGGCTAGTATACGTTTCTTACCTTTGTATACATATTGTGATGGACCAAATCTGTGCACAAATAAATATAAATTATACCCTCCATGTTCATTAATACCCTCTACAAATTTAGTATCAACATTTCTTCCCATACATGAGTTAATAGAACGCGCCAAGCATACTGGGCCGGTAATTGATAAGGTGCCATCTTCATAACTTCTAGACTCTACTGTTTTAATGATCCTTTCGATACATGATCTAAGAAAAGGATGACGAGGTGTGCTAATTATTAGGCCATTATGGATACCATCAGAACCAGAGTCTAATACCGAAATAAACTCGGAATTAACACCCCTCATCATCTCTCGTATGGATACATACGGAAGTGTTTCAGCATCCACATATACTCCTCCGCGTTCGTACAATATACATAATCTAAATAAATCAGCTTTGTATGCTCCGGGATTCAGAGTCATATAGGCATTAAAGATCCTACTTCCTTGGGTAGCCATAAATTTTGTACAATCTTTATCATCGAACCAGTGCATTCTAATACGGGGATTTAACTGTAACCATCTATCATGACAGTTCTGATACTTTTTCTTGCTGACTAAACGACTTTTGGTAGTTCTGTACACCGAGATCTGACGATCTCCTGATCCATTTACTACAAGTCTGGGAACCCAACTCCACTGTAGAATAGGACGAAAGTACATACACAGTATTGCAACTACGAGGATTACTATAATTATAATGCGCATTTTCTTGTACTCGAGGCAAAGTTTAAGTGGGGTTAGTAAATCTAAGAAGAATAGTATTTCATAGAAATGTTACGTGCTATCATAATAGTTATCTTAGGGGCTATAGTTATTGCCGCGTCATTAAAGCCTGATAATATAAAACTCAAAAACTATCATGCTCGTAAACGAGTGGTATGCTCTCTTACTACTCGTCCAGTTCAACCAAAATACTTTACAAGAGTGCTCGACAGATTGACTGAACAATTCGACGCAGTGTATCTTGCCCTTCCATCGGTATCATGCAAAGGTATAAAGTATCCTACTATCACGCACCCCGGTGTTACCATCGTATCTGTGGAAAAAGACTATGGACCGATCACCAAGTTCTTCGGTATACTTAATTCTAATGAACGAGATGATACCATTGTCGTTATACTGGACGACGATATCATATACGATCCCAATATGAGAGAAATCTATGAAAAGGAGCATCTACAATATCCTTCGTGTGTTCTAAGCGGGTCTGGCGTTGTTCATAAGTATTGTAACTGGGGGTTACCTTGGTTTATGAATATGACTGGGCGCAAGGAGCACTTGGTTTCATCTTTTCCGTCATTTTTAGGAAGTAGGAATCTAACTACTGTGACGGGGTACACCGGTATTTGTTTCAAACGTGGACTTATCAACCGTGAAGATTTACTTACTTTTATACGATACTGGAACCAAGATAAAGATTGTTTCTTCAATGATGATATAGTGTTCTCAGCATTTCTAAGTTCTCGTAAGATATCTAGAATTGCAGTAAAAGTTCCGCGCTGTGTAATAGAACCGGATAAAGACACTCCAAATCTCAGTGATGTAGGACCATTGGGAACATGGCCAATGCAGCATAAAGTATTAGACAAAATGAGAGATTGTTTCAGACATGATAATTATAGACCAGATTGCATATGTCTATTTGATGTAATAGTGTTGATAGTGGTAATACTCTCTATTCACTATGCGGGAATCTTGTTCCGATCGCGTAATCACCATGAGTAAATGTCCACGGGGCATCAGATCCCGAGGGCGAGTCCTTTATTGTATCATGCGTTTCAATATCACCCTTCTCTACCCCTATACGATCCCGTAGAGTTTCCAAAGTACTAAGAGCTGCATACGAAGAAAATTTATCAGAGTGCCAATAGTAGTAACCGTGCAAACTAAGA